TACATACACACTCTATTAATGGGATAACTTTAGATAAAGATAGTGTAGCTGTCCTTGAACATGATGCTGAGGAGTCTGGCCATGAGATAGCTATGCAGTTATTTGATGCAAAGTTCCATCAAGCAGTATCAAGGGAAACAGTAACAGGTGAATTCTTATCCTACTTTCCTAGGGGTCTTATTCGTATAGGCTTTCATTCATTAAATAAGGAGAACACTAATGTCTAAAGCACAAGATAAAGTACAAACAAAAGCACAACAAAAGTATGAGCTTCAGTCTAATAACACTACAGTTGTCATGACTCAATCTATGCGGGAAATTGACGAAGCTTGGCAGAAGTCAAACAACTGCACTCTCTACCAATTCAACTCTGACGGTAGTAAATTCAAAGTTAACTCCAAACGTACAAAGCCTAAGGTTATGTTAAAGAAGAATGATTTTGTAAGTGGAAAGACTTTAAAGACTTTAAAGAAATCTATCCGTACACAAACAACTAAAACTGGTGAACGCTTACTAAACATAAATGAGGAAGTGAAGCATGATGAACAAGAATGAACCTATAATTATAAACAAAGCAGGTAAGGGTTATGTAGTTAAACCTCTCTCCTACGTCTTCAATGATGATGGAGATGAGACTATCCTTGCCTTCTCAAACATAACTGAAATGTCTCAATTCTTAATAGAACATTTTGAGACTGAAGATGGTGGTGCGCATGTTAAAACTACCTCTATTCCAATCACAATAGGCCCTAAGTCGGAGGAGAAAAATAGTGGAAAACGAAGAGCCAAGTCGAGTCGTACATCTAAGGATAAAAAATAGTACTATACTTGGTTGCCATAAGCTTACTGAACTTCAACAAGGCGCAACTGATACACCTATGAGTACTATGCTTGCAGGTGTATTGGATTCCCTTGTAGATAAGTTAGTACTATCTGGCAAACTTCCAAGTGTAGAAGACCATGCAGCTGGAGTTGTACTTAACTCTATCTATCGTGTGCAAATAGATGATGAAGGGGATATAGCTGTTGAGGAAATCATTGAGCCTGATATGTTTGAGGACTTCCTTGACTCAGTGGACGTTGAAGAGGAGTCTATACAAAGTAATCTGGCGATACATGAGATACCTTTGGATAAAGATTTCCAGAAGCGTTCACCCGATGAACAACAGGAGAATGATTTGGATATAGACTATGCGCCTGAGCCACCTTGGGAGACTGAAGCTTACACTCCATTCTATTCCCTTGAAGCTCAAGCACCAAAGGATATTCTAATCGAAGCAGCTCAAGACAATCCTCATCTTCAACGTGCTATTGAACTTGTGTATGGTACTATCCCTGTTGAAATGTGGGGAGGTCCTAAAGCCCAAGCACTTGTAGCAGAGGTAATGCCCACTGTTGTCCATTATCTAGGGCCTATGCCTACTGACCAACCGGAGGAGAATCATGGCGACGACCAACTCGATAATGGTACAACGTAGGAAACAGTATGGTGTAGTTAGGTATGACGACCCAACTATATTTATACATATACGCTCTTGTAATAAATGTGAAGAGTATTTTCCAATCGCTGAGTTTAATTATCAGCTAGCAGATAAGATTAAGAAACGTATCTGTAAGTATTGTCAACAGAAACAACAGACACAAACGAGGAGGAAGAAACGAGATAAACCTTTAACGTCTTTAATATCTATGAAATGGTAATGATGGAAATCTTTTCAATGTATTTTCATAGATAGCTTGACATCTGTATGACCTTCAGTTATAATGTGTGTGGAATATGAACAAAGCATATATATACTTTTAATCATAAAACAAAGAAGGAAAGAATCATGACGCAAGAAATTAATGTAAAAGCGACTATTAAAACTAAAGATGAAGACGGCGAAGTCATCTCAGAAGAAACTGTAACAGGTAATTGTAATTATGACTTCGGTGAAACTCTGGACGATGCTGTTGAACTGTTTGGTGCTGAAGTTGTAATGAATAACTTTAAACAGAACGCAGTTATCTCTGCTCAATCTCGTATGCGAGCATTGTTAGGTCAAGGTATAACTGGTGATGATTTACAAGCCAAGCTTGATGAATGGAAACCAGGTGTTAAAACTTCAACTCGCAAATCTCCAGTTGATAAGTTGAAAGACTTACTTGCTGGTCGTTCACCAGAAGAAATTGCTGCTCTTATTGCAGAAGCTGGTATTGGCGAAGAAGAAGCTGCTTAATATAAGTAGCGTAAAAGTTTCCTGCTAATCTCCTCAAAATAATTAGCAGGCCTCTCAGAGGAAGGGTGTCTCATGGCGAGCGTCCTTCCTCTATTTTTTACACCTATTTTCTATTAACTCATTTAATATCATCGCGGAGTAATAATGCCTAACAAAGATATAATAAGATATTTCGATAACACTAGAGTATCTACCGCAAAGAATTGTTTACGCATGTACTATCTCAGACACAAACGAGATTGGGTACGTGATGGAAAAGCTATACCCCTAGCATTTGGAAGTTGCTGGCATGAAGCTATGGACGTTGTCTACGGCTTGATATGGACAGATAAAACTAATAAAGAAATTCATACCCTTGCTGTTCTTCGCTTCAATAAGAAGTGGGTAGAGGAAGGTTACTCTCCATGGGAAGAAATGTCTCCCGAAGAAGAAGACCGTTGCGCCCCCCGTACACCTGGCATAGCTGCCGAAATGCTATACAATTATATCGAGCTCAATCGAAGCCGACTCAAGAAGAACTATACTCTCATAGCTATTGAACCACCTTTCGCAGTACCTCTATTCCCAGACAATCCTAATATATTCTACATTGGACGACTTGATAAGGTTATCCAAGAGAACGCAACTGGGAAGAAAATAATAGTTGAGCATAAAACAACAACAAGTTATAAAAAGAATGGACCTTTCCGTATTGATTGGATGGAGAGTTGGAGTCCAAACTCACAGGTTGATGGGTATCTTTACAGTGCAAATCTTATCTATGATAATAATATCAAAGAAATATGGATTGATGCAGCACTAGTACATAAGACTGTCCATGATGGATTCAAGTTCATACCCATCAACCGCTCTTTTGAAATGATGAATGGCTGGCTGTATGAGACAAGGTTCTGGGTGAATCTTATCATAGCTCAAGAGGAGGAATACGAAAGAGTCAAAGCGTCAGACGAACAGCTGGGCTACATGCCAGTCTTTCCTAAGAACACAGGCTCTTGTAATCATTTCGCTGGTTGTTCTCTCCGAGATGTATGTAAGATGATACCTAATCCAGAGCTTGAAACAGAGCCACCATTGGGATACAAAGAAGAACACTGGAGTCCTTTCGATGTGCTTGAGTTAGAGAAGATTGGTATGGCTCCAGAAGGTACAAAGATTTTAACAACTGATAAATAACAGGAGAACTATAATGGACGGTACAAGTGAAAAGATTGCTCAAATAAATGCTCTTTTAACTGGGCATAGTAATGCGTTGAGAAATAAAGAAGTTTCAGGTTACTCAGTAGATAAAATACTGGAAGCTGCTAATAAGATTGCTGAGGTTATAATTCATGACCAGCAAAAATATTTAGATGCATCTATTCAACAGCAAATGGATAAGAAGACTGCTAACGCTGAGGTTCCTATAACTCATGAACCTCTTAGCTAACTGTCCTTTTTGCGGTACTAATAAAGCTGCCATACGTGGGCTGAGGGAAATGCCATAACTCTTTGGAATGAGAGAAAGGAACCTATTAAGAATGACGATAGTAAAGATAACAAACAGTCGCACTTATAAGATTAAAGTACAAGAAGTAAGTGACCATGCTTTATACTTTACTGTTGTAGGATTAGAAAATCCTCACGCTTTCTTTGTTAATAGCAAGGATATGAAAAGTTTTTATTGGCTGCCTTCTCTTATGACTTCCTATGCTAAGCAACTTAAAGCTGGGGAATCAATAGAAAAGATAATAACTGATATGAAAGATACCTTTGACCTTAAAGGTTTTTATTTAATACCTGATGGTAGTGGTAGAAAGGTTAATAGTATAGTCCATCACCTTGGTCTTATACTTGAAGAACATATACAAAACTGTAAAAGGAAAACTAAAGATGCCAAATGCGAAAACTCAGACGAAGAAGATAAGTCCTAGAATACTTGCACTTGGAGGTGCTGGCGTTGGGAAAACATCTCAACTCTTAACACTCCCAGGAAAAAAGTTTATCTATTGCTTTGACCCTAATGCTTTACTATCTTTACAAGGGTATGATGTAGATTATGAGGAGTACCTACCTGACGACCTCTCCCTCAAGCTAACCTCAATGTCCAAAGAAGGGCAGAAAAGAGCAGGTGTTAATCCTAAGAAGAATAAAGGGGCTGAACTCTATCGTGCATGGGAAGGAGACTTTGAAAAGAAAATAGCTGAAAACTTCTTTGACGACTATGATATCATAGCTCTTGATTCATGTACTACTCTCCTCGATATGATAATGGACGGAGTGCTGGCAATCAATGGCAGGGGTGGACAATGGCCTCAGCAAGATGACTATGGCCCTCAGATGTTAGCTTTCCAGAACATCATGCGTACATTAACTAGTCTCGGTAAGATAATCTATATCACTGGTCATATTGAGATGAAACAAGACCAACTAACTAAACGCATATTCAATCAGCCTCTTATGACTGGCCGCTTGAAGACTAAGATACCTCTCCTATTTTCTGAGACTCTCATCTTTCATGTAGATGCAGATAGTAAAGGGAATGTAAACTATAATGTTCAAACAAAGCCAGACCGTTCCTCTGCTATAGTACGGTCTAGTATGAAACATGCTGCGTTTATGGAGAACGTAGATATTGACTTTACTAAAGACCCTCTTGGCCAAGGCTTAGGTGGGTTGTTAAAACGTGAGGGGATATTATAATGTCTGATAAGACTGAGTTTGTAAAGGATTCTGAATGGAACGCATACAGAGATGTTGAAGGTTATATAAACATTCTTGATATGTATACTAATAAGAATCATGATAAGATGGTAGAT